GCCTACCGAATTGAAAGAAACGATAACCCTAACGCCAAACCCGAGAATGTTTCAGCTACGCCGAAGCATTGAGAGCGTCCGTCCGCGCTCTCCAATTGACATTGATGCCATGTCAAAGTTGCTCAAGGCACACGCCTTTGATTTGGTGACCAACCGCTGGGTGAAGGAATTCCCAGCTGTGTCCCGATGCAGTATGGTCGCCGAGAAGCTCGTGCGACCCACCACGACGATGGTGACTGCTCACTGGCCGCGTGCCCACCCCCCCCCAACGGCTGGGTACTCTTTGGATAGAGTGCTCGGAGCCCTTAGGAAGATCCGCGTCAACCGTGGTGTTGTGTACCTGACAGCTGGAGTGGCTGTGGGTGCCCTCGCCGTGTGGACGTATCGCCATTGTGCGGGCCGTGGCCCAAGCTCTAAGGCGAAAGCGATCTTGGATGTCGACCGTGACGTCCTTTCCGAGGACTTGGTTTTCACCCCGTTGGTTCTACCGCATCAGGTAGAGGAACTCCCTGTCAAGGGACTTCGCACCGACCCCGCGAGGGTCGATGAGACTGTGAGTGTCGCAGTCGCCAAGCTGGTACGGTGCTTGGGCCTAGAGGCCAAAACCGAGGAAGTGAAAATCTTCCCCCCCCGCATGTTGAGTGGGCTGGTCCTAGCAGTTGAGGCTGGGCGGCCACTCCCAGGTGGGAATCCCCAGACCGCTGAGCCCGCCGGAGAGGTGAGTGCAGAGGTGGCTGGGAAGCCCTCAGCGGCCAAATGTTCTGCCAAGCGAGGCTTGGTGGAGTGTGCGGCTGCCGACGTGCCCGAGCGGAGTGATGTTGTTGTCGCCGCCAGCGGACCTGAGCCGCCGTATAAGATTGCCACAGCTGCACTTGAGGTGCGTGGCCATCGTATGGTGCGTGAAAAGGACCGTCCCGCGTACATCCGTAAGGAATTGGACGCGTGTAAGGGTAAGTTTGGGACCCCTCGAGATACTGAGGCGAACTTCAAGGCTGTGTGGCATTTCGCACATGGCCGTATGAAGGATCATGGAGTTCGGCCATCGCACATTAGTGCGATGTTGCCGTATGTCGTCCACTTGACGTTCGTTGAGTCGGAGGATGAGCTGTCTGCTGGCGTAGTGAAGTCAGCTTACAAGCACATGATCGCTGGGCGCTTTGATGAGCACTTGAGCCGTATGGCTCGATGGACTCGGAAGATGTGCCGCAGTCTCGGTTGGGAGTTCGGAGAGGCGTAGGGACGCCCCGCCAAGGTGGAAGAACCGTGCAGAGTGTACAAGGTTCCTAGCGTGAAGCACGCGCCAAGTGAGACGACTTGGGAGGTGCTGAAGCAGGAGGATCCTCTCTACGCGGGGTTGGCCATCCACTGGAGGCGAGAGGCGGAGAAGGAACGGTTTGTGTATGTAGTGGGGGGGGTGGCGCCGGAGGAGCGCACACTATGCACAAACGCGGCTGACGTGATGACAACTTGCGCAGCGATCTTGGAGCGGATGATTTATGCCAAGATTAGCGGTAAGTTGCACAGGCGGCAGTGTCGTGACTACGGTCACTACAATGCCGTGCTGGGGGAGTTCAAGAACCGAGTAGTGAAGGCGGTTGGACGGGCTTGCAGACCGGTGGATCCACAAGAATTTGTCGATTCATATACGGGACGCAAGCGCACCATCTACCAAAACAACTTGAGTGAGTATCTCAATGAGGGAGTTAAGGAGTGTCATGCGTTGTTATCAACGTTCATGAAGGTCGAGAAGGTTCCGGTGGGGAAGAGCCCACGGTGCATTCAGCCGCGCCACCCGGTGTTTAACATTGGGTTGGGGCGGTATTTGAAGCACATGGAGAAACCGATCTTCAGGGCCATGGCCAAAGTTTGGGGACAGAAATATGTTGTCTTCAAAGGTCTCAATGCCATTGGTAGGGGGACTGGTCTTAGAGACTTGTGGAACAAGTTGATAGATCCTGTGGCCGTTGGAATAGACGCTTCGCGCTTTGACGCGAGTGTGGATGGAGGGATGCTTCAGTGGGAGCACTCTCTGTACTTGATGTTGTTCGGAGCCGACAAGGAGTTGGCCCGGTTGCTGAAAATGCAACTCCATAATGTGGGAGTCTCGTACTGCCATGATGGAAAAATCAAGTACCACACCGCCGGTGGTCGTGGTTCAGGTGATATGAACACGTCACTCGGAAACAGTCTGATCATGTGTGCCATAGTGTGGGCATGGTTGCGAGAGTGTGGAGTCAAGGCGTATCTCGCCAACGATGGGGACGATTGTATCGTTCTCATGGAGAGGGAATCACTTCCCGCATTTTCTGAGGGATTCGACGCTTTTGCGAAGAATTTGGGGTTCACGGCTGTCGTAGAGGAGGCTGTTGATGTTTTCGAAGAGATTGAGTTCTGCCAATCCCGTCCAGTGTGTGTGGACGGTGAGTGGCGGATGGTTCGGAACTACAACACTGCTCGGGAGAAAGACAGTATGTGCCTGTTTCCTCTTACCCAGAAAGGGGCCCTTCGCTCATGGCTTTACGCTGTGGGTGAGTGCGGCCTGGCTTTGACTAGTGGGGTTCCTATTGTACAGGAACTCTATCTTGCTTACATGCGGAATGGAAAGACCAGTCGCATGTCCGAAGCTGTGTTTATGCAGTCAGGAGCCCGGATGATGAGCATCGGGATGGAAAGCAAGAGTGCTCCAGTTGAAGCCTCAACGCGAGTGTCCTTCTTTAAGGCATTTGGTGTTACTCCAGATGAGCAGACGGCTATGGAGGAATACTATCGCAGTTGGCGGGTGGAAGATGTGGTTGAGTTGGTGGAGGGGATAGCTGGCATTGGCGGAGCGCCGATGTAGTCCGTCCGACATTGTGAGTATATATTTTTAGAGTTGCAGTGTGAGTCCTACATAACGATAAGATGGCGAAGAAGATCGTCATCCAGAAGAAAAAGAAGAAACAAGCGCCCCAGCGATCAGTTCAAAGGGAAGTGACAATTTTGGGGAAATTGCTACGCGCGGCTGGGAGTGCTGGTGGAGGCATGCTCGGTGGTATGATGGGGAGTCCGACTTTGGGGGCGGCAGCTGGCAACACGCTAGGTGCTTCCCTCAGTCGGTGGCTCGGCTCAGGAGACTACACCGTCCAGTCAAACTCAATCGTGAACCGCACGATGAAGGGATCGGCCTCAGTGCCGATGATGCATCGCACAGACCAGAGTGTCGTCATCCGCCATCGGGAGTTTATCCAGACGGTGGATGGTGGTACAGCCTTTGGTATCCGTGCTAATCTGCCCCTGAATCCAGGTTTGGCTGTCACGTTTCCGTGGCTGTCACAGATTGCAGCCAACTTCCAGGAATACAAGTTCCATGGCTTGGTGTTTCATTACGTACCCACGAGTGGTGCCGCTACAGGTGCGGACACTCGGTTGGGTGCTGTGATGGCCCAGACGGTTTACCGTGCCACGGATGCTGTTCCGTCTACGAAGTACGAGCTGCTTAATGAGTTTTGGAGCAATGAGTCGTTGCCATCAGAGGCAATGGCGCACCCGATTGAGTGCAAAGCGAGTGAGACGGTTCTGACCAACAGGTATGTGCGCACGGGCGCTGTGTCTGATGATCTGATGTTTTACGACTACGGTCGGACGACGTTTGCAACCCAAGGCCAGATTCAGGCTGGGCTCATTGGTGACCTTTGGGTCACCTATGAGGTGGAGTTGCGGAAGCCAAAGCTGCTGAGCACAATGGGCCAGGCGGTCAAGAGTGCCCTGTTTAACAACACGGGCGCCACTATGGTGCGACCAATGACGAACTCGGCCACCGAGTTTGATTCATTCACTGGAGGAGTGACAGTTGATAATCCAGCTGATAATGATTTGCGGATCCAAATCCCACGCGGTAACGCGGGGGTGATCTACTTTGATATTACAGTCTCAGGAACAACACTCGGTTCATCCGGCACTCCAGGGTACGCACTGACCAACTGTACTGCGCTTGTGAATGCGCTAGAGACGACGACCGTGCCGACGGTGGTGAGCAGTCTGACGCGAGTGACACTTTCGGGGTGTGTGCGCGTGACTGACCCGACGGCGGCGGTAATTATCCGTGTGGTGGGCCAGACTTGGTCTGGCGCTCTTGGGCGTTGCGTCACTCGTGTGACGCAGGTCGATGCGGATGTCGTTGGCTGGTAATCAGAAAACAATATAAAACAACAAACAGGTGGATCAAGGTCGTCCCTAACATGTCTGGACAACATGGACTTGGGACCGGTGGTGAAACTTCATAAAAATTAGATAGTTGTATGTTAGTGCATGTAGTATTTGTGGTTCTTTGAACTCCGGCGTTCGTTTGCCGGAGGGGGTGCACGGTTAAGACTGTGTACAAAAGTGGGTTCACGCGTGTTCGCGTGAGGGTTTCCCGTAACTTAGAC